AATTTCGTAAAATTTAAGTTATAGCGAAATTACTTGCTATTCTTATCCTCATTCTGCTTCAAATCGGGTTCGGGCAGATCGTTTTTTATATCCATTACCGGATTTGAGTTTATAGCGTCACGGAGCTGAGTATTTACCACATGGGTATAAATCTGGGTGGTATTGAGGTTTTCGTGTCCGAGGACCTCTTTAAGCACACGGACATCAACACCATTCTGATACATAAGCGTAGCCGCCGTATGACGCAGTTTATGAACGGAAATTCCTTTACCGGCAAGTCCGCAGGCTTTAAGGCGGTCGTCGATTATCTGTTCGACACGGCGGTTTGTGATGCGGTTGCCACGTTTGCTTATAAACAGAGCTTTTTCCTTAGGGTCTGCAACGGATTTTCTTGCTTCGGTGTACTTGGTAACAGCATCGACGCATTGCTCGTTGAGATAGACGATACGTTCCTTGTTGCCTTTGCCCAGAACCTTCACGGAAAGATATTTTACATCAGGTTGTGACGGGTCTATGTTTTCGACAAAATCATTCACGTTTATTCCGACAAGCTCGCTCAGACGCATACCGCAGTTGAGGAACATTATAATCATCGCATAGTCACGGTAATCCATCCAGCTTGAAAACTCCTTGAAGCCCTCGTGCAGAAGCTGACCGCATTCCTGCAACGTGAGGTGCTTGGGCAGTGCGTTTTTAGGCGAAGGAAGCTCCAGGTTCAGCATCGGGCTTGCCGCAAACCACGCCTTGTTATTTGTGAGGAATTTATAGAACTGCCGCAGAGATACAGCCTTGCGTGAGCGAGCCTTTGCCTGATTGGAACGTTCACTTACAGTAAAGCTGAGAAACTCCATAGCGTCCGTAAGGGTCACAGCCTTTATGTATTTATCGTCAAGGTCTGAGATTTTTATCTCGGAGAAATCCTCATTTGCATCAACCAGCTTGTTCTTGACCTTGAGAAAACGCATAAACATACGCAAGTCGGTATAATAGTTCAACGCAGTAAGCTGTGAACGGTTTTTGATTGTCGTAAGATAATTCAGGTATTCGGTAAGGCAAGCCGGTGCGTCCGATGTAGCTTGTCTGAAATCTATGTTATATGCCATTTTTGTGCGCCTTTCGTTTTTTACCGCTTCTAATTTCGTAAAATATTAATTTTACGAAATTCAATGTTATTTTTTACTACTACTATTATACAATTCTTCAACAAGTTTTTCAAGTTTACTAATCTTATCAATTAATATTTCAAGTTCAGATTTTTTCTTATGAACACGCACTAATGTATATAACTCTCTCTTACGGCGAAAATTAACATAAAAATCACAATCATATATAGGCTTTTTCTTGTCCCATAAGAAATAACACTTGTCGCACCGATGCGGTATCATATCTTTAGAACGTATTTTTTTTCTTTGACGCACCTACTACCAGCTAAACTAAAACGATAACCGACACAGTGCGGACAAAGCTTATTATAACAATAGTAACAGATACAATTACGACACTCTTTAGGTGGTAAATCAAAATAACGAGAATCATAACCGTTCAAAGGATGCTTATAGTAGCTTTGATAATAATCATTTAACGCTTTTCCCATTCTATAGCTCCATAATCAATATCAGGATACTTATCCCATTCATTCTTAAAATCAGCATTAGACAACAACTGACGTTCATATTTAAACGAACAGCCGAAAACAGGAGTATACTCCTTCAAATTTAAACTGTTATAATCGGTATTAGTAAATATAACATTTGTAGATTTAACAAGATTGCGAGAACTCCAATAGTACCGTCCAAAAATCTTATCGTTACCTTTGGTTATGTACTTAGTAACATAATTTGAAACCCTCAAACGTTCATTGTCAAGCAATATTGCCGTAGAAAATCCGAAAGACCAATCAGATATATTATAAACAGTTTTTAGACCGTCAACAAAAATATGCTTACGTTTAAGTGTATCAATCTTATAAGCATATCCGTTAAAAATGCGCCGACCACTATCGACCAAATGCAAACCACAATCATTTATAAGCAAATGTGCGTGTATGCCCTCTCCATCTTTATGAAACTCAGGAACAAGAACATACTTAAGCCCTTTGCGCTGTACGGCATTAGAAAGAAAATTACGTAATTTCTTCATAACAACAACCGGACTAGTTCTATCAACAACCGAATCATCACGAAATGTAAATGTAACAAAATACTTAAAATCATTCTGATAAACAATATCATGCACTTTATCCCGAGCAGCTTTTATTTTATCGGTACGAGTTAAAGACCGCTCTTGAGATAAGTGACGTTGTTCCTTGTCGTAATCATATCTAACAGAATCGTTATGAATATAATAATCATCAACTAAATTTTGCTTATCCGGAATCAGATAACCCGAATCAAACGCATAACGTTCTGAAATATGCTCGTATTTTGTATCGGTATCTTTAATTTCCCGATTACCAAATACGAATTTATTACAATAAACTGTGTTAGTCGTACCATCACAGTAAATCTTGATTTTTGTATTATACATCATAAATTTTAAACCCCAAAAAATTAAAAGTGATGTAATTAGGGGGCTATTATCAAGTATAAGGCGCCCCCGAGGGGGAGCGCCTTGCCCCCCACCTTAAATAGTGCTTTTTATATGCCTTTGAACACGTTTTCTATCTTTACGATTCATAGGAACACCGAGACCAATACCACAACCTTGATTAGCTAATACAGTAGTATCATCGTCATATTCCATTTTTAACATATTATCGACTAACTGCGAAGTATCATATAGTTGACGTATCTTATCAAACTGTAAATGTACATCTATATCAGTAGCATGTATCTTAAGCATAGGATTGCTAAAAGCCTGCTCATACTCGACAGCATCATAACTGGTAACTGTAGTAATCCGTGTAAAAGGGTCTGCAAAATTAGACTTACAAACCTTAACCGAAGTAGTAATATCTCGAAGTTGTTTATCTAAAAAATTCCACCGTTGAACAGTACCAAAAATAACCATTCTGCGTTTTCGGCACTGGCATAAATGCTGAAATAACACCTTCGGAAGTGCATTGCGATTAGTAAAATCACGGCTATTAAACAGAGTACCAATCTCGTCTATAAGAACAATCGTATTCGGCGGAGCAGAAAGAATATCATCAACCGTTTTAAGTGGTAAAATCTTTGTATGAGCAGGGAAATTTTTTAAGTTAATATTAGTAAGAACAGTAACCTGAGGATAACGCTTACAGAGCTTATATGCAGTATATACCATACTTGACGTTTTACCGCCACCGAATTTCGCTACCCAAATATGTAAACCATACTTATTAAACAGCTTGTACTGCTTAAGGACAATATAATTAAACACATCCTTAACAAAGAGCCATATAAACAACGGCAAACGCACTAAATGCGCAATTAACTTTTTAATTAAAATAATCATAATTAACTCCAATCAAACAAAGATAATTGTACAGGTAAAGAATAATTAACACCGGACAAAATAGCAGCCGAATATTGAGTAGCAAACGCTTTAGAAATACCATGAAACGATTTACTACGAACTTTTTGAGAAGACCCACATACTGCAATATATGAAACATAATCAGATAAAACATCTGTAGGAATAAGCCGAGGTAAACCCTTTGTCCATAAATAAGTCATTTTGAAATAAGGATCACCAAACATAAACGGCTGAATTACTTGGGAGTGACATGGTAAGCCAACAATTTTCAAAGGAACAGGATTTTCAATACAAATATGCTCGCAACAAGCATTATAAATACGCATAAAAAAATCACGAGCAGCAATAGCTTTTTCATAACGGTCATAATTTAATACATGCGGACGGGGAAACATTCGGCAACTACCAGCTCTTGATAAATATGTACATGGTGGATGAGCTATAATCAAATCCCAAGAACTAATATAATGATTAACACCATCACAAGTAAAAAACGAACAAGAGCCATCAATTAAAGATAAACAATCACCTTTAATATGCCACTCAGGAAACCCACCAGAACAAGCTTGAATATCACACGAAAACGCATTGTGACCGAGCTTACGAAATTCAATACAAGATGTTTGACTTTCTTCACAAGCAATCAAAACATTCATATCATACCTCTTATTCCAGCAAGACGGAATACACCCTTAAAAATGAAAAGGCATAGACCTAAACCGATTGACAACTTAACAATGTTATCAAAAAATGTAGCTATGGTATCAGGTGTCTGATACCCGAACCAAGTAAGCAATGTATTTACAATATCAGCCATTATTGCGTATCCTTTCTATAAAATCAGCAAATGCTTTTTCTTCTTCAGGTGTCGGTATATCGTTTTCATAGCCATACATACAACTTGTATCATAACAACAACCGCTTAAATCTTCATAAGTTTCAACCCAATCAGGATAATCAATAACACCATAAGGACAACTTGCACAACGCTTTAAAACAGCATCAATACAACGCTTTGGTTTTTCATTCATATAATCACCTCTTAGATATAAGCATTATAACGCTAAAGAATATCAGCAAACCGAACGATAACAGCAATAGCGATTCAGTAAGTGAAAGACCAGTTAAAGCCCGAGCAAACACTGCACCGCTACTACCGACAGTAGCCATCAAACACATATTAACTCTCCTCTACATCTGAGCTGTCAAGCAGCTCTAATATATCATCACACATACTTTCAAAATCGACATCAGGAGAATATGAACATACAAAAGAAATCATAAAAAACACCTCTTAATCATAAAGTTTGCGAATAACGGAAAAAACAAGACTTAATAAAGCAACACCAATAAAAATACCAAAAAGTGAAACTTTAATACCACCGCCTAAATCAATAACTTGATTTAAAAGATTATACGCATAAATAAAAACATTCTGAAAAAACAAAAACGCATTCAAAAAATCACCGTCCTAAAATACGAAGTACAATTAACAATGCCAAAGAACCTAAAATCAATGTCATAATAGTTATAGGAATAATATTCAATGTAGCTTGAAAAAACGCACCAACAGAAGCAGTAGCTTGATTTAAAGAAGAAAATATATCCGATATATCCAAATTAGATAAGTTATAATTACCGCTAGGATTATAAGTATCATCTTTAATACCATTGGGTAAATTAGGCAATGTACCATCATCATCAGGTGTTAAACTGCCATCATCAACATTATTGCCATCTTCATATTCATAATCAACAGAAATAAAACTACCGTTCTTAATATTACTGCCGTCAATTTTACCGCTATTTTTACCAGTATAAACAAACATTGCACTAGAGATAACAGTATCAGATTGTACATCGACAATTTCACAAAGATAGTAACTATTCCAGTCCATATTGCAATAACCTTGCATATTCAAACGGAAAGTAGCAGTAGATTTAGCAGGAACAGAACGTAACGAACCATCAGAAATAATAACATAACGTGAAAAATGCTTGTTAGCAGGTTTCATAACAAAATAATGACTAACATCAAACGGATTATCACTTTGGCGCAAACTAGGAAACATTTGCGTTTTAGAAACACGCAATTTAACCGCACCAACCGAATCAGAAGCATTATAATAATTAAATGCAATTGATGTAGATGGATACATAACTATATGACCCGAAGTTACACGAGCATCAGCCCAATTAAAACAAGATGTATCATCAAACATAAAAGCAGTATATTTAGTTTGCTCGGACGCTAAATAATCATTGCGCTGATAAACTGAACCAGATGAAATATCCGCTAAATGTTCATCATATGTGTACTCCTTATAATTGCCAAAACATATAAACCGACCGTTTTCACTACCACCAGTAGGTTTAACAGGAGTTTCATGGAAAGAATCAGTATCTTTTATATAAGATGAAGAATTAGTGTCAACAGTAGCATTATAAGGACTAGTTAAAACACGAGCGTACATAATACTACTAACATTAGTATCAGATAAAATATCACCTTTAGACGATTTAAAAGCATAAGTACACTTATAAAAATCGTTAGGATATGTAGTATAATGTGCAGTTACAACATTACGAACAGCAGAAATCTCTAAATACCGATAATCTGTTGACTTAGTAGGTGTATCACTACCCGCTTTAATGCTATCGTATATAGTAGTTAAAACAATTTGTCCGCCCAAGTTAATAGTACAAGTGGGTAAATTATCAAAATAAGAATGACGATAAGAGATAGAAGCAAGAATATCAGAATAATAAACAACACCATTATAGACCGTAAACGGTACAAAATAATCAACAATACGATTAGTAGAATTAGGATCAGAAGTAGCTATATAATCCGATAACAACTGTGAAGTAGGTAAACCGATAACAGGATATTTACCGAGCGAACCAATCTGATGAGCAGATAAATCTAAAGCAATGCCATTAGTAACAGTATCTGCGCTTGCAGTAACACGCAGAAAAACCGAACAAATGCCTAATATCAAAGCAAGCGCAACAGCGAATGCAAGCATACGGAATACAGGTAAATTTTTTATTTTATCCATATATTAAACCTTTCTAAAAAATTAAGGGGAGAGGGGTTAACCTCTCCCCTTTTGGGGTTATCACGTTTAGCAAACGTGACGAAGACGAGCAAATGCGCCACAGCCTACAGAAATAAGACTACCTGCGAGAAACAGGACTAACACAGGCTGAGAAGTAATCTGTGTAAAGCAAGTACCCATAAGCGTGAAAACATCGCCAACAGCTTTTGTAAGAGCTTCCATAACAGTATTTGTAACTCCTTCCATTTAAAATACTCCTTTCAGGATTTATAGAAAAGCACTAAGCTTTTTCTACATCAATTCGAGCGACATTACGATACATATCATAATAAATATTTATCTTCTTGCCGATAAGGGAATTTAAGAACTTATCATCAACATCACAGCCGAACACAAACTTTAAATGTTCAGTATCATTCTTAACCTTAACCTCTTTACCACAACGTCCGATACCCCAAGACGTAACATTACCGGAATCATCCTTAATAATAGATAAATCCTCAACATAGCAGATTTTTAAATTGTTGTACACAATATCTCTGCCGTCCTTTGTCCATACACCTTGCGATATGCAAGCACCGATTACCGTCATAGCCATATAACGTACCTCTTTCATAAAATATTAGATAATACCTGTCTTGTACTCTCTTCCATGCGTTATCATTACACCTGCACAGTACAACTTGCAGTCACGAGGGCTATGCTATATTATTATTATGCGGTCGCACTACCGCAGGGTATTTTTACGGTCAAATCAAAGACCAAAACCCACAAAACACACAAATGTGTTTTGATGTAATAAGAATAACACATTAATGTGTTTATGTCAACACAAAAATGTGTTAATTTATAATTATAACACAAATTTGTGTTATAATCACAAAAAAAGGAGGTGTAAATTGTGGAAATTTTACTAAATAGAATAAGGGATTTAAGGCAAGATATGGACTTAACACAAGCACAATTAGCAAATATTTTGAATATACACACAACAACATACGCAAGATGGGAGCAAAACAATATGCAAATGAAATTTCCAGACATAATAAAAATAGCAAAATTTTATGATGTATCAATAGATTACATAGCAGGACTAACAAACGATAAACGTAAATTTTGGTAAGGAGATAAAAATGACGATAGAACAAATCATAAATACAACAGGAGTAATAGGCACAATCGCAATAATTATAATAATCGGATTAATAATAGTAATTTTTAAAATGGGATTAGACATAGTAGATATAAAACGTGATATACGCACAATTGCAAAACAATTTGAAGATAAAAAACAAAAATAAAAAAACCCTCTCGGATATGTTCGAGAGGGTAATTTGTTAGTGGAAAATAGGCTAATAATGTGCTGTATCTGCTATCGGCATTATTACATCTGCCATTAAACACAGTACACAGCAGCAGCTCCAGAAACAAGGGCAAAGAGAAAAACCGCCACAGGCGGTTTAGATTTCTATTAAGCTTGCAAATTGCTAGCGATAATCAAGAAGATAATGCAACGCTTATGCAAACACAACAGATAATAATAACGATAAGCGCAGGGGCGCTCCAAAAGTAAAAGGATAGTGCTACCGCTCTACCCTTTTACTTTTTATTACAAACGAAATATAAAAATTTTGATTTTACGAAATTGACCGTATTTTTTTAACAGTAAAATTATAACAATCGATTTAGTCAAGTATTAATTTTACGAAATT